AGGACCTTCACGAGGTTTGATACGTCTCGCCGCTTGTAGCGCGTTTTGGCTTTCTTTGGCCACCCCTTATTGAATAGGGAGGGCAGAAAGTAATGAACATTTAATCTATACGCTTTATTAGGATTTAATGGTGATCCATCAAACTTTATTTGCTTAGCTATTTCGAACCCAGCTTGAGCCTTAAACTTTTTCATTTTAACTGACGGTCTTGGCCCCCTAGTCGTATAGACATACATCTCATTAACTGAGGGGGGCAAAACCGAAAGAGTAGCTGAGAATACTTCGCTCATTTGTTAGGTCCTTTATAGGCTCCTGGGAAAACCCCAGATCTCTGGGGCTTCTTTATGAAGAACTCTGAGGATGGCTCTGACTCATCTTGGGTTCTAAACCAAAGCTCCCTACCAATTCTATCCATGCACTTACTGATTTTTCGTTTGCGGTCTTCTTGTACTGCTAACTTGCTTTTGAAATAGATGTAGTCCCTCTTCGCCCCCAATGTCTCAGCATCGGTTTCAACAACGGCTTTACGCATGTCAGCGTTAGTAAGTCTTGGGTCTGTTGCGGCCTTTAGCGCCGCCTGCGCGCCTTTAAACTCAAGCCTTGCTTTGCTCACCGTTGCATCACACGTGTCTTGAGCGACCTGATCTGTGAGGTAGGCATAGTATGAGAGGAATTCATCATAAAGGGTCTTCAAAAAATCATTTGTTTTGCTACTTAGATCTGTTGGTATTTTTGGTTCTTCGCCAGGACCGCCGTCAGCGTTAGGGGAGAAGCCCGTCTTCCTTAGATCTTCTTTTAGGGTTTCACGTAAATCTAGGAATAGGTCGGTTGTTTTATTGACCATCGCCCCCTCCGCAAATAATCATACAGAACTAAAGTCTGGTTCACAGACGTGTTTGAACTTGCAGGTAGTGCAGGTCCACTTGTTTATTTCTCTTGGTGGCGTAGTCCCACCCTTCACATGGTCTTCTACGTATTTCAAAATTTCGCACACTTGTTCCCAGATCTCTGTCTGAAAAGGAACCCTAAATAATCGCATAGCGCCAGTTGCGCGGTTAATATACAGAAGCTGACAACGAGGGATATCGAGGCCATACATATAGCAGTGTACTTGGAATACATGCTTTTTGTCTGGCTTAGTCAGGTTTCGATATACGCTCTCGCCAACTGTCTTGAGTTCAAAGACCCATTCCTCATCTTTGAATACACCATCGGTGTGCCCATAGATGTGGAGGTCTTCACACTCAACCGCAACCTCTGATGTAAATCCAGAGAACTCTTTCTCAAGTTTTGCTTGGATCATGTCGTGTATGGTGTGCCCCAAATCAAACAACATCCGGAGATCTGGTGGAATACGGCTTTCAGGCTCCTGCCCAGTCCGGTCATACCAGATAGCGCGTCTGCACATTCCTGGATACAATGTTGACGGGTGGTAGACCCCCATTTTCCTAGACCAAGACTCCTTGTTAGCCTCTTCGTGGATACGCTCGATCTCAGACTTAATGTCAAAATTTGGATCCGGCGCAGGGGCCTGCTCCGATAAGCAGCGCTCAGGAATCCTGAACCTCTTCTTTTTCTTACTCATTAACTATATGCCTCTCTTCGCGAACCACAGGAATTTCTCATAATCCATGATGAGGTACTCAGTTTGGTCAGTAACCAGATGAAGCCCATTACCGGATAATATGTAGAAAACGTGGTCTGCAGTTATGGTGAATGTTTTGTTTGGTTTTCTCCCTACAGGCCTCTTTATTTCAGAGAAATGGCTTAGGACATCATCGTCCAATTCTTGGTAAGGGAGGATAACTACTTCACCTTTTTCCGCTAGTTCAATCACGTAGGCTGGTATTTTTCCTTGTCCATATGCTTGGACCCTTAGAAATTCAAGATCAGCAATAGATAGAGAGAACTTTAAGTTCTTAGTGGTTTTTGCTTCTACAAGAATAGACGGCGTCTTTACGTCACGTCGATAGCCCCAGATAGCCCCAGAGGCAGGCTGTCGTTTTCCCCCAAGGTCTTTGGCTATACGTTCTTCTTGTTTGTCGCTTGCGGTTTTAGGTGGACCTACCACGGCTAAAGCCTCCTTAATAACTATGTCATATGTATTATCGTAGAATATCTTTAGGGCGTCTTTCTCCCAATCCACACGACCGAGGATCATGCGTGCAAGCTCTAAGAATTTTTCGTTCACATCCGTGAGGACCGAAAGCCCACTGGAGACGTGAGTCACATTGTACAGCGGTTCGCTCTTTGCCTGATTTGGGGGCTTATGGAAGTAAAGCCCCGGTAAAAATGGCAAAGCGTCTATGTACAAACCAGAAGACTTCGGACCCACACGTACGCAAACTCTAGCCATCGGAGATCCTCTCAAAAACAGCAGTTCGGACTTCTGCAAGAAGCTTAGGGGATTCACGAAGCATAGAAACGACGCCATCTAGACCGCCTTCAATCCGGTCCTCGTAATCGAGGATGTAATAAAAGCGTCCTTTATTGAAAACAGCGTTGTATGCTTTAGCGGCGTTAACAAGGTCAATGACCATGTCTACACCCTCATTAAACATGAAAGTGTATTCACCTTCCGCTCCCTCACTTACCCCATGCTTTCCTTTGGAGATCTTCCACTTAACTTCTTTCCCAACCTTTGCTCCGTTTTTCTTTACAAACCCGCCTGAGCGTAGATGGAGATCTACGGCCTTAGCGTGCTTCAGTGCGTACCCCCCCGGTTGGGTGTAGGGGATATATTTAGCTGAGTGAGCGTTCATGTTAGCCCGGACAGGATTAATCATGACAACGCAGGTTTGATTAGGAGATCCGTCCTCACTAGGAGCACGCATAGCGCTATAGAATTTACGGCAAAAGTTACTCAACAGGCTGGCCCAAGTAGCAATTCTCGCGTCTTCACCCAACCCTTTAACAACATTATCTTTTGTTTCTCCGGAACCTAGCTCATTGATGATAAGGAGTTGGAACTCTTGAGAGCGGACAAGGTCAAGCATAACGTCAAGTAAAACCTCTGCAGGTTTCTCTGAGGCTGCCTCCTTTAGGTCTACAAAAAGGAAATTCCCTGGCCCATTTAAATCTACGCCAGCAAGCTCCATAAAACCGGGGTCTGGCTTGTACCCAAAACTCATCCAAGCGATGTTCGCGGCGGCTCCGTAGGTTTTTTGTACCTCTGCGATTATTCTATTTGAAAGATAATCTTTCCCTACGCCGTCAGGCCCAAATATCTGAACCATTGATCCTGCTGGGAAACCCCCTTTAAGGGCTATATCAAGTGATAATATCCCTGTGGGTAATCTAGTAGCAAAGGGGGTGGCCACATCAGACATTGGCTGAATTACGGCGGCGTTCCCTAAGCGCTTTTGAACGGTTTTGATAAGTTGGCTTAGGTCTTCAGCCATTATTCCTCCTCTAGCTCCTTCTTGATTTCCTTGAACTCTTCGGCGAGTTCTGGGCTCACCTCGTCCAGGTTTTCATCATAAAGCTTGGTCATGTCGTTAAATAGTTTCATCTTGAAGCCTTTAATCATATCCGGGGCTTCCCCAGAAGCGATCTTTTCCATTGCTTCGTTCTCAGACTCACAGAGTTTCATTTTTAACAGTGTAGCGACCACCTCTGACGAATCGCCGTATTTGTTCATAGACATAGTACGCTCCTATTTTCTTGGGTTAGTGTCTGGCAAAGAAGCCTTTTCATGGAATTCTTCCCGCTCATGTTTTATGGCTCGGACGTGGTCTTTTCCAATCACGCCAAGATTCATAATGAGGTTTGCTCCACAAGTGAGTTCTACGATGGCGGTGTCATGACCCTCAGTTAAAAACACCCCACGTACAACATCTTCTTCTTGGAGACAGGTGTTCACGGCACCCACGATTTCTCGTAGGGCCTCACGCTTTAAAGAAAATATATTAGTCATGTCTACAAGATTATCCACAAGGATCTCCTTCTTTTGTTTGCGCAAGGCTTTAATTTGATTTTCAGCCTTCAGCGCAGTCGATTTATCCAGACAGGGAAACGCAAACAAAAGCCTAACAGGTCTCCGTGCCCTTGTATATCTAGATCCACGTTTAGACGTGTTGTGTTCGTGCACACGCCTAACTGCGTCAGTAGTGATCCCTGTGTAAAGGGAGCTATCGGCGCACCTAAGCATATACACGAACCACACTAGTTGCTTTCCAATGAAGTGTTCTTGGCGAAGTTTATGGTGTACTGCATGTGTCCGACCATATCGTCTAGTCCAGCCGAGGCCATTGTTTCACTATAGTCAAACTTCTTGCCAAGGGACTCTTGGATGGTTGTTTCTTCGTCTGACCAACGTAGCACCTCATTGTTGTAATGAATCACGTAAGAAGGGACCTGAATAACGCCGCGTGCGAAGTCGATCCCTTTTTGTGTGGGACGCCATACCCCCGAGTGTTTCTTTGCAGGGTCGTCGTTTGGAAGACGCTCAATAAGATCCCACCACCGAAGGGTTGTGTGTTGGTTAGAACTAGTCAACCACTTGGGAGCTTCAGTTGGGATGTCTACCCAACCCTGCCCAGACATCCGTCTACTTCTTGATACTATCCAAATTAGGCTCCGAGCCATTGTTGAATTGATTTTACGTTTATACCGTTTGGCCCATTGTCCGCATAACTGACAGTGAGCCCCCTCGTCTAGTTTACTAGTAAGCTCTTCTGAAGCTTCTCTGAGAGTCTTTTCATGCCAACCGCTCATAAAATATCACTCCTCCAGGGTCTCAGCCAAGGTTTGTTTGTGTAGGAATATAGGTGTGAGATCTCCCACCCACGCGCCAATCACGTTGTACTCGAAGAACTCTACTGCCTCTTCATGAGACATGTTATTACCTACTAATACTTCTATACATTTGTCATAGTCGTACGTAGCCACCGGGCGGCCCATCCCGTATCTTCGAGATAGTCCGATGAACGCTTCTTCAAAGCCGTCAGCAAACAGAAGCTTTTCATCCTCCTCTGCCCACTCCTCTTCTGTGGGTTCTTCTTCCATCACTTACACTCCAGCCAGTTATTCCCATACTTGCTTGTCGTTTCCATTGGAACATCAAGGTCAAAGTAAAAGGGATGCGCCATCAGGTCACTGATGCGTTCGTTAAACTCTTTATCTTCTGTGTATTCATTTGGGACTTCGAACACGATCTCATCATGCACCTGAATGACCATGCGGGCACCAGAGGCAGTGATGAGCGGGTCTTCCCAAATTAGGACCATTGCCATCTTTGTGATGTCAGCAGCAGAACCCTGGATCGGTGAGTTTTTCACCTTCCGTTCTGCTTGAGCAATGTCGGCACCAATGTTTGATCGGAGCCCCGGAACAAGCCGTCGCCTACCTAAGATGGTTGAGCAATAACCGTCATTCCTTGCACTATCGATAGCATTTTTAAAGTACTTTGTGACTTTCGGAAAAGCGCTGAAATACTGTCGGATAAGCGTTCGAGCCTCATCGATGGTGCATTTTAAAGTACCGGCAAGTTTGCCCGCACCTTGTCCATACATGAGACCAAAGTTAATCGCTTTCGCACCCTTTCTATACCCAAGAAGCTCTGTCTCATAGGGGGACAGGCCTTCTCCAGTGTCATCTTTCTTCCGTGCAGCAATGATGTCTTCGTAAGGAACTCTGAACATCTTGGCTGCGGTAGAAGAGTGAACGTCCAAACCGCTTCTGATGGAATCAGACAGGACCGCATCTCCAGAAAAGTGCGCCAAAATACGCATCTCTAATTGTGCGTAGTCAGCCGCCATGAGCTTAAAGCCAGGGCTAGGGAGATAAGCAGTTCTAATGTAGGGCGGCTGGTTTTGCAGATTGGGGCTCGATGAACTAAGGCGTCCTGTCCGCGCACCGGTTTGGTTGAACGATGCGTGGATTTTCCCGTCTACGTGGACCTTCTCTAAGAGGTTGGAGATATAAGTCCCAAGCTTCTTGTCGAGATCACGATACTCAAGAAGACGCTCCGCGTACTCGCATCCATTAGAGGCCCATTTGTTTAGTACTTCCTTGTTAAGTTGGGGCTTGCCTTTTTCGGTGAAAGAAATCGGTGATCTCCCGAGGTCCACAAAGAAGAACTCGCCCATCTGGTCGTTACTATTTAGGTTCACGTAAAGCTTCCCTATAGCCCTGCCGAACCACTTTTGGATGTTAAGAAGCTTTGCTTCAATCACGGGGGCTTGGTCTAAGAGAGCGTTCTTATCGATGGTGATGCCTACCCTTTCCATTTCCCAAAGGATTTTGGTAAAGGGCACCTCTGTTTTCAGATAGTAGTCCCACAGAGTGGGGTATTCCTCATCAGCAATATCACACGCTAATAAATCATTACGGGTTTCAAAGAACAGCTTGTAGGTCGCGTAAGCATCTAATGATGCGTAGTTGGTGACAATCTGCTCGTTTTCCGAATCAAGAAGAACTTCATGAAGTTTTCTTTTCCGGAGCATTTTCCCGAACACGGCCTTGAATGGAACCATCTCGATCCCAAGATAATGCTTTGAAAGAAATTTCAAATCATGGGGGAGAGTGTCGTCAACCAAGGCGTGCATAACCATAGTGTCGTAGATACGATAGTGGTCACGATTTGAATATTTATTCACGTCGATACCCGCATTAAGCAGCATCCAACAGTCAAAGTTGGCGTTGTGCATTACGAGTTTTATTTCGGGATGCTCTAGTAGTCCCTTAAAGTACGGGAGAACTTCTGGCCACACGGCCCAACGGTTCTCACCGTCACTTAGAGCAAGGATGATAGCTCGGTCCCTCTGGCGAGAGAGGCCGGTTGTTTCAGTATCAACCGCAAGCAGCGGTTTTGATTTCAGATACTCAGCGACTTCAAGAGCATGCTCTGAGTCTTGAACGCAGATAGGTTCTGGGAGAATGGAAAACATTCCCATGATTCACCCCCGTGGGTAAGAGAACGACCGGGGGCAAGCAATGCTTACCCCCAGCCGTAGTTCAATGGTTGATTACCACGGGATGGAGTCAGAATCTTCTTCGTCGTGCCCCGCTTCATAGTGCTTATCTAGGAGACTCTGAGCTTTTGAATCAAACGGATTATCTCGACCCATTGCACGAGCTTGGTCGTCAAGGTTTTGCGTGCCGAGAAAGTAGTTGAAATCAAAAGGCTCAAGGTCATCAGCGGGAATTTCGTTAGCCGACTCTGCGGGAGAAGCCTCAAAACCAATGATTTGGTAAGAGACCCGACCACCGACTTGGTCTGCTTTTAGGATGATGTCGCAAACGCGCCAGTCCAACTGAACAGGCTTGTCGCATCCGGCTTCATATGTCTTGCGGCTTCCGTGGCCTTTGGCATGAACACACTCAAACACAGAGACAGCCCTGCCTTCATGTTCGCATTCATCGCAAACCACGCCTGAGGTACGAAGAGCATCCTCGTCTTCCTCAGAGATACCGCCTTCTTGGTGACTAGCCAGTGTACACTCGCACTTAGAGCAAGCATACGCATAGGTGCTAATTTCTCCCTTATTACAACCAGCGCACTGGTTGGAAATCTCAGAGAGCTTGTCAAGAAGTTGACGCTTTTGAGTAGGCCAAAGCTCCCACCACAGCTTACGGCCAAATACGATTTCCATATCAGCGTGAGCAGAAGAGGGGTGGCTAATGCGACCATTTCTATCTGGGGCAGGGACCCGCTCATAGGTGAAGTACTCGTAGCCCTTGTCTGAGGTGTGGGGGATCTTGTAAAAATCCTCCATCACAAAGACAGAGACTGCGCACTTCTCATCGGCCCAAAGGTTATCGTTCTCATCTTCGGCACAGTGGTAGTAAAGCACACAAGGAAGTTCACGCTCACTGTTCCAAGAGTTTGAGATAACCTGCCGTTTTTGACCCTGTGGGGTAGTCACCCATTTAGCGTAATATTTGTAGAACGTCTTGTTCTCACTAGTGGGGAGAATTCTGATTCGAGTCTCATCCTCGTCAGGGCGAAACTTAAAGTCACGCATACGGAATTTCCATGCCGGAGGACGTTGAGCAACGAAGTCTCCGCCGCTCGTGCCGTTTCCGCCACTTCCTCGATTACCGCCGCTCGTTTTAGAGAGCATCTTTTGGCGGACCTTGGACTCTTTTTGTTGTTTGTGAAAGTCTTCAAAACTAATAGGCATCTGGTTTTCCTTTTTTCTTTGGCCAGGGCTTTAGCGCCCCCTCTATAGCCAGTTTCAATTGTTCAGACGTTAAATCGTCTGGAGATATGGGCGCGTCAGTTCTATAATCAGCAACCCGTACTTCTATACCTGATAATTGCTTTGCTATTTTGGTTGTCGCCTCCCTACCTGGAGCATCGTTGTCCAAAAATAGGACAACAGAATTAGTTACGCGTTGCAAGAGCACTAGCTGTTCTCGGCTCAGGGTTGAACCGAGCAGGGCCACGGTGTCTACATACCCAGCCTGCACGCACCACAAGCACGCTTTAAAACCCTCGCATAGGACAACAGGCATGTCAATATCTGTATACATCCGCCGTGCGTAAAACTTGTCCAATCCATAGAGAAGCTTCTTCTTATTTAGGGCATAGCTAGGTGATAGCTCATGGAATTCAGCACGATAAATTTTATACCTTGGATGCTCCCCACGTACAGAACGGCCAGAGATTCCGACCAATTCTCCATGATGATTTCGGAGGGCAAACGTGATTCGTTTCCTCATCCTATCAAAACCAACGTCATAGCTGGCTAGGAGTTCCTTGCTGAACCCCACGTCTACAAGAGCTTTCGGCATGTATTCAAACAGGCCAAGAGATGCTTCCGGAAGGGTTTCAAGGGCAAAGTCTATAGAGAGAAGCGGGTCTCGTTTTGCTTCACTTTCTGCAGAACCTAATTCCTGCTTTATTATGTCAATGAGGGCTGGCCCGACTCGGAGAGCTTTTAGCAGCCCTGTGAGAGACCAACCCCTGTTGCAGGTATGGCAGAACGACATACCAGTATGTCTAGTGAAACTAGACTTACCAATATAAACATAGAAGGATGGCCGCTGTTCCTTCCCACCTTTGTGGAAAGGACAATGCGCGGCCAAGTTTTCTCCAGGAATTTCCTGGTCTGAAAACCGAATATAACTGGATAATATTGAATGAATTTCCTCTTTCGATAGGTTCATTCAGAACCCAGGTCTTCATCTATCTCATCCGGTGCACGTTCTGACCTTGACCTTGCCATTAATGGACTGGGTACTTGGGCATTAGAAGGCTCAGCAGGACTTTGTCCTTCGTCTTCGTCATTGCCAAATACGTCGTTTATCGCGTACAGCGTGTCGTGCGCGTAGTCAAAGTTTTCACACGCTAGTGCGTGGATTGTAAAGCCGTCTTCGGTTGTCTCCCGAGCAGCCGCTAGGTGGATACTGATTTCCTGCTTGGCCTTGTGGTAGACGAGGCGGATGCCAACATCACAGTCCATGACAGCACCAGTATTCATAGCTAACGAGGCCGTCCCTCTAGACTTATTGTACTTGTACGCAGAGCGCTCATTCTCTTGAAGAATGGCCATGATTGGGATTCCAGTTGTTTTTGCAATCTGTTTTATCTGTCTGTTGATTGCGGAGAGGACTTTCCAATCTAAAGCGTTTGCGCTTGAGTTAACTCCGGGGAGTTCAAGCATGTACGAAGAGTCTAATAGAACAAACTCGGGACGGTAGGTCTCAATCTTTCTACGAATCTCCGCAGGGCCCCCAGCGGAGCCATCCGGTCGGTCGCAGTCAGTAAAGAAAATTTCACCCCTGAAATCAGGGGCGCAGTATCTCTCCACAGTTTCCAGAAAATGGGTCTGCTCAATCGTGGACAGCGTTCCTTTCTTTAGTCTTGTGTAGTTAACCTTTGCGTTGATCGCTGTAATACGCCGCCGCATCTGGTTCCAGGTCATCTCTTTACTGTAGATAAGAACCCTGTGACCGGCCCGGAAAAGCTTTGCTGCTATGATTAAACCAACCCAGGTCTTCATGGATTTGGGCAATGCCCAGGCCATGATAAAATCACCGGGTTGGATACCTTGGGTGGCCTGATTCAATCGTGACCAGGGCCAAGGCATACCGGTTAACCCTTGAGTGTCTCCGGTCCTTCTCAATTCAGCAATGCTTTCTTCTAGGGCGACCTCTTTAAAAATTATGTCGGAGTCAGATGCTGTTTTCTCTTGAATACTTCCAAGAGCGTCATGCGCTTCCGCGAGCGCTTTAAAGGGGTCTCCGCCAGAAGCCTCATGCCATTTACCAACAACTTTTTCTACCTCTCTGTGAACAAAAGAACCTTTGATTTTTACACAAAGGTCCTTCAGGTTTTCAACAGGAGTAGGCAGATCCAGTCCAGGGAATTGCTCTGAGAGCGATTGTTCGCTGGGGATATAGCCAAAGTTGTTGGGTCTTCGGTAGTGGACATCAATAGTAGAAAATAGTGATTTAGCCTCCATGCTCCCAAGGGAGCGGAATTGGATGCCCTCTTTCATGACAGCTTCCCAAGCCTCCGACGGGTTGTCAGCCCGCACGACGGAGGAAATCAACTGTAGCTCCCAATTTGCCATTAGAACTCCTCGATTATGCCCTTTGGTTTGGACGCAGCAGTTTCGGTGGGAGAGCCCTCGGCAACACTAACTGTATCGAGCATAACCTTTTCGACAGCAGCTAATAGTGCGTTTGCTGGTTCCTCTAGGTCATCAGGAAGATCTTCGATCTCCATATTGCCCACAGGCCTCCCATCTACCGTAAGCCCTAACTTGGCCTTCACGGTGGGTCGATGGGTCGGCCCATGGTAATATTTGAGGACCGTAACTTCATAACAATGAAGACCATCAATTTTTACGTCTTTAATCTCAATCATCGAACCGCCCCTTGAACAGACGATTTTGGATGTCGTTAACATGCCCAAGAAGGGCGTCCCCAATGTGATGTCTAGAGGCGGCCCATGCTAAATCATAGGCCATGCTATGGCCAGCGCGGACGGCGGGTTCAGTTTGATCGCACGTCAGTGTGACCGATGAAAAAACCTCTACACTGTATGGAACTTTATCCCATGTGCCATCTCCGTAACGTACGGCGTCAGAAACTTTCGTACTAACGCTAGCGGTGACAGAAGCAGTCTCTTCTTCCCCCTCTTCATCAACAAGGGAGTTGATTGGGACCTGCTCCTCAATTCGTTCAGTCATATCCTTCTCCTCGAAATCTGCGTCTTTGTAGGCTTTTCTGATTGTAGTTGTGCGGGAGGCATGGCCTCCCGACTTAGGTTTATACGGCATGGTTAGCTCACTTTAACGGAAATGTCCTTTGGTCCAAGGACCTTGGGAGTGCCAATTTTCTTAGAGCGAGCGGGGTCAATCTGCTCAACTGTGAAGGCTCCGGTCACAAGACCGCTTTCGATTACTTTATTATCTACGCGGCCAACAACCCCAGGGGTCTGCAGGACCTCAGCAGGAAGAAGATGTGCTTCGTATTTCCAAGACTCTGGGGCCTTGGTTCGTCGGAAGCTTTGGTAAGAGAATGGGTCTTGTCCCTCAACAACTCGACAAGCATCTCTAGCTTCTCCTAAAAGCCTATTATAGCGTTCACTTAGATCATAAAAGATATTGAACGCAGCTTGGTGGTCTTCAATAAATTCTTGGACAGCCTCTCGTGCTTCCTCAAAAGCATCAATAGCGCTGTCGGCCTTTTTCTTACTGGATTTAAAACTCATGGTTTCTCCTTAGTGTCAGATAGTATGCGGGCTACTTCTAGCCCCTCTCGAATATGCTCAAGAGTCTTATTCCACATACCTCCGACATTTTGTGTCGTGTTTCTGTATAACTGGTTAATAGATGGGAGCGGCATCATAGGTACCGCGTATTCAATTAGGTCTCCTTGGACGAATGCTTCGATCACTCGCCCATGTAAAATCGCTTGTTTAGGGCATAATGCTTTTGCGGATGAAGTCCCGAAAGCAAAAATAATGTAGGGCTCAATTAGATGAAGCTCCGTATGCAATCTGGGCTGGCAAGCCTTAATTTCAGAAAGCTTTGGAGCGGGGAGCATCTCTATTCTTCCTCGTTCCCGAGGAGCTAAAGATGCGGTCGGGCAAGCAACGACAGACGTTACCCACAAGGCGGCTGGGTATATACCCGCCCTTTTGAATATTCCGGACAGGAACTTCCCCTCACCACCATTGAAAATATCACCTGTGGTTGCGGCACGAGGCCCAACACGGTCAACGAGAGCCACTACTTTTGTATCAACACGCCCCTGCCCATGAATCATAACCTTCCGGTGCTTGTGCAATTGGCAGGCAGTGCATGCTCTATAGTCGAAGAGGTGTTCTTCAATCCTCTTCTTTGCCGATACTGGTGTACGTGAATCCATGTGAAGCTATAGCTTTTCTTAAGTGTCTGCACATGGCCCCTGCAGGGCCGAATTTATAATCATCTATCACAACAACAATTGGTTCTTTTTTACCTGGATTTCTTCGCTCGACCCTCCCCTTTCCTTGCTGGAACGATCCCCATGCCTTGAAAGGAGTAGCGAACACCAGAGTATCCAGACGGGCTACATCTAAGCCTTCGCGAGCAACCCCGAAGGTTGCAAAGGTGACGTCACACGATTCTATCGTGCTGGTCCTCTCCGGGCCCTTGGTGTCCCCCGTGACGACTCCCGCCGTATACCTTTTCATACGAGGGTTGTCCAGAAACTTCTCCCTCAGGATTTCAGGGTGGTCCTTACTGTGCGAAAGCACAAGAAGTTTTCGACCGTTCCCTAAAGCACCTTCTACGACATCGAGGACGTGCTTGTTCCGCACAGAATCTTCAGCGAAAACCTTATACATCTTCCCAGCAGAGAACTCGCCTGTGCTATCTCGGATAGTAGCTTCGTTCGCAGGAAGGCGTGTAGTTACTTTCTTGAAGAAGATCTTTGCCTCTAGGTCACCTTCCAGATCGCTATAGAAAACCTGACCAATGTGCGAATAGTACACATCCTCTAGTCCATCTTCTCGCTTAGGTGTGGCCGTCAGGCCGTATCTATTACCGAAAAATAATGGAGCAGTTTGACTAAATGTCGCTGCGGACAGATGGTGAACCTCATCAAAGATAACGGTGCCGAAGCGAGTCCGGATATCCATCGGGAGGGTGCTGGCCCTTTTGGCGAGGGTATGGATCATGCCAAGTACTAAGGGTTTGTCCCACTCAGCGGTGGGTCCTTGAACGATGCCTATGTCATCTTCAGACAAGCTTAGGAATTCTAAGGCCCTGTCTTTCCACTGCTCCATTAAACCGGCGTTGTTTACAATAACAATGGCGGGCAAGCTTCGCTGGGCAATCTTTTTAAGTGCGAGAACGGTTTTCCCTTTCCCACAAGCGAGATTTAAAACCCCGTCCTTCTGTTTGGAAAAGGCTTCCCATGCTTGCGCTTGGTCCTCATCCCTTGGTTTGACCTTGTCCCCAAAGTCAAACGGCTCTATTTCAGGCGTTATGTCTAGCTCATCCCAAGGGCCTATTTTTTTCGCCCATAGGTCATCACTAAAAAAGTGCCTAGCTATTACTATGTAATCTCCGATCTCTTGGGCTAGTGGGTATCGAGTAACTTCTCCGGTTCTACCGTTAACCGAGCTAACCGTGGCTGCTCGTATAAAGGCGGTTTTATTAGGGATTAGCTCTTTAGGAACCCACATCCAAGTAGACCGAACTGCCCGATTGCCCAAGGCTTGCCCCAGATCGCTTTCCGGTACGTAAGCTTTTGCACGGGAGTTCTTTCTTCTTTTCAATTTAATCCTCCAGAATCCTAGAAATGTTTCTTTTTAAGAAGTGCTCAAGGCTGTCGTTTCTCTCCACCTCACAATGCTCAAAGAACAAATCAACCAGTCGGCCAACTTTATTCTTAGAGACACTTCGGGTGCCGAGAATAGTCAGCAGTTCTGCGTTGGCGGCTACGCCAAAAGCTCTTTTTTTAGACGGTTCACGCTTTGAGCGCTCTTCGTATAAAGAAGATATTACTTGTTTGGCCTCTTCATCTTTTTCAGGGTCCAGGCCCGCCGCAGTAAAAATCTTCATCAAACTTTGGTTAGAAGGGAGCGCTGCGCCAGCTTCATACTGTCGCAACGTTTCCCGACTCAACCCACAAACTGCTGCAAAACGCCTAGAGGACTGTCCTCTTTGTGTTCTTAGGAGCGTTAGTAGCTCCGATAGGCGGTTCGCTGGTTCCATTTACCCCTCGTCATGGTCTTCATTCAGAAGTCTATCTTTGTATACGACAACTTCTTCATTGTCACAAGGGGTTTCTTGGTCAAGGTCGCAATCCTCGATGCTTAAGGCATTTGTCAAAATACCCTGCGTGCTACTATTGTTTCTTGCGCGGAGTTGCGCAGAAATGTTTTCAAAGATACTAGCAATGCCGTCTAGTGTTACTTCGATGAGGCTACGGCTATCCTCCTCATCTAAATGTGTTGGTACTTCTACTTTAATGGTATACGGTTTATCATCAGACATGCTCACTGGCCCTCCGGGTTAGGTGTAAGTAAAGCTTGGTTGCATGGTGCTTATACCCAAAAACCAAAAGCCCTTGTGGAGAGATCGAATGACAAATTTTTCAGGCACTTACGACCAGTATGATGACAGTGGTCGTTTTCTTAGAAGAGAGATGGGTGAGCGGGGAATCCCCGCCATTGTTAAAACAGCGGCAGATCTTTCCTCACCTGCTAGGCGTTTTGAAGATGACTACGCCCTTGTTGTGGGAACTGGCTTTGGCACTGAATATAGATACCCGGTATCTGATGCGGGCAATACTGTTGTTTCAGCTATGTACTTTTCTGAGTACGGGGACAAGCTCCCAGACGCATTAAGGAAACAAGCTGCCGCTAAGATTAAAACCGCTTTAGTTGAGTTTGGCTTTACGGTTCCAGAGGAACTGACCAAAACGGCTGCGATGGCGCTTGGTTACAGCGGAGAAGGGGATAACATGTCTCTTGAGAAGTTGTTCGGTGTTGGCGGAGAGGATGACCCAATGGAAATCATTGAGGATGCTTTTGACAAGCTCACCCCTCGTGGAAAACGACGACTAGCTATGCAGGTCAAAGAGGCCAGCGTGAACGGCATTGAGGATCTCCCTGAGGAGATGTCCAGTAAACTTGAAAAGTATGCTGGGGCCTCTGTCGGGTCTGATTTTTCATTAGCCATCGATACTAGAAAGCTCGTCGTTTCGGGCCCAGAGCTACATGAAGAGTTAGAAGGCTTCCGGAAGAAGGCCTCCTCAAAATTTATTAATCCGGACAGATTGGCAGAAGAGCTTACACTGTTTGATACGGTAAATGAGATTTCGCACCTTTATGATCGTGTAATACCGGATCCGTACGCAGCCGTGTATGGCAATTCTTTGGAGAAGTCCGCAGGCGTTTCCGAACCGGTGGAGATCGGCGGGAAAGAATATGGAAGAGACACTATTGACTCCTGGGCCTCCGGTGGTGGTTTAGAGCAAATTAGAAACTCTTTTGGTGATGACTTCGCCACACAATTTGAGGGTGATCCAGCAACTGTTTTGAGCAGTCTTCCCGTAACTCATAAACAAGCAATTGCTCGGATGATTGATGAGAACTGAGCCAAGTAGTTCTACTACTGCGGGAGGCCCTGGGACACCCCGTCACGCCTTTACTAACAAGGATTCCCACCCGCTAGTTCTGAACCTGCTCCTAGTTAAGGAGTTTGGGCCAGAGTACTTGGGGTGGGAGCCGGAGACCTGTTGGGTAGAGGTCGCAAGAACCTGGAAAACAACGATCTCAGAGATCAATAAAAACAAAATCCAAGCAATCCGAACGTGCCACACCACAGACCAAGCGT